AAGCTTCTTGAAGAAGAGTTTGGTTGGAAAGGTATCTCTCTAGATAACTCAGAAAGAATGTGTTCTATATTTTCTAGAGAAAGATCGACAAACGTTATCTTTGCAGATGCTGCCGAAACAGATTATAACGTTCTATTTAAACAAAATGTTCAAGAACAAACTATTGATTTCTTGCGTATTAATGCAGAGGGTGCTTCTATACCTGCACTAGAGAAAATACCATTTGACAAACATGTGTTTAATGTGATACAATTCCAACATAATGCTTGTTGGTGGGGTGATGGAGTTAAAGATCAATCACGAAAAATATTGCAGGACTTAGGTTATGTTTGTCTTGTAGCAAATGTTGCAGTATCAGAAACGTTAGCATATGAAGATTGGTGGGTACATCCACAAGTTGCTAAAGCGAATAGAATGATGAAAGCAAAAGACGGAATTAACTTTGCTTGGGATTACATGATGGAGAAAGTTGTATGAAAATTGTAATTGTATCTGGCGGATTTGACCCATTACACTCAGGTCATATTGCATATTTTAAAGCTGCTCGAGAGCTTGGTGATAAGCTCGTAGTTGCAGTAAACTCAGATGAATGGCTTACTCGTAAAAAGGGTAGACCATTTATGCCATTTGATGAAAGAGTTAATATCATTAAAGAGATGAAATGTGTAGATCAAGTAATTGGATTTACTGATGACGATGATACAGCATGTCATGCAATCTTTCAAGTTCTTTCTACAAAGCTACGTAAAGATAAAGTTATATTTGCAAACGGCGGAGATCGTACTCCAGAAAATATTCCAGAGATGTTATATGATGAAGTCGAATTTGCTTTTGGAGTTGGTGGAGAAGATAAGAAGAACAGTTCATCATGGATTCTAAAGAAGTGGGATAAACCTGAGACTCAAAGATTATGGGGAAAGTACAGAGACTTAGATCAAAACGGTCATTGGAAAGTAAAAGAACTCTCTATTGATGTTGGTAAGTCTTTATCAGATCAACGACACTTCGTTCGTTCCGAACATTGGCATATAGTTGATGGTGAATTGGAAATGGAACTTGAGTTTGATGATGGATTTTCTACATCAAATGTCTACAGATCTGGTGACAGTATTGACATTCCTACTATGACTTGGCATCATGCAACAAATGTCGGCTCAACCCCAGTTAAAGTCATTGAAGTTTGGATGGGATCAGTATTATCAGAAGAAGACATTGAAAGAAGATCTTAGTATTGTTTAAAGGGCATAACCCTATTATAACAACTATTAGAAGCTTTGTCAACTGTTTTTTTATAAATATCTTAAATAAACTCATATTAATTCAGAGGAGAAGACAATGGCTTTTCAATTATCGTTTGACACGAGAAACGCTACTTTACAAGCGTTAGAGACAGAGATTGGTGAGAATCCAATTATGACAGTAAGTTCAGGTGTAATACCTCCAGATTGTGGAACAGCAAACACTGGTACAGTATTAGCTACTATGGTTCTTCCTACAGATTGGCTGAATACACCGGCTGGTGGTTCTATTACGTTATCAGGTACATGGCAAGATCTTTCTGCTGATGCTTCTGGTACTGCATCTTATTTCAGATTGCATAACAATGGCGGTACTTCTTGCCATATGCAAGGTACAATCAGTGCTACTGGTGCTGGTGGTGATATGCAGTTAGATAACACTAACATTGCAATCGGTCAACAAATCAATATTACTGCATTTACTATTACAGCTGGTGGGGCTTAACTTTAACTTAAGGTAAGCTTTATGTCTGCTAATGGCTCAATTAATACAACATTAGATTATCAATTCTTTGGCGGCGCTGTCGTCAAGACTGGTGGTACACTTACGGGTGCTCTAGAACCTTCTTTGGTTTTCGTAGCCCAGAACCCTGTTAATGCAGAGCCTTTCACTTATACATTAGAATTCGGATTAGTTGCAGGTATCGAAACACCTACAGTTTATGGTGAAGCAACCAATCTAAGTATTGATTTTACAATAGATCAATCTGGATTTATAGAATTCGGTGTACAAAGATACCTAACATCAAATGCAAACACTATGATTATTCCCTTCGGAGCATCATCCGAGGGTTATTCTGTTGTAGAAGGTACATTTGATAATATATTACCCTTTACATCTGAAACAAATATCTACGTATTCTCAGAAGGTCCAGCGGCTGGTACGTTTGGATTTACTGTACTGGGTAAAGGTACAAATGTCGCAACACATATATATGATAGAGTAGGTGCATCCTTTGTTGAATTCCAAGGAATAGACCACAATGGTGTAAAGATGATATCTGATTCAAATGACGTTAATATCGTAGATAATGGAATACGTCAAGCAGAAATTATTTAAAACTAATAAATAAAAGTAAAACCGGAGAAAATTATGGCAGCTACTTTCTACATAAAGCAAAATGACACTGCACCAACGATTGAAGCTGCACTAACAGATTCGAACGGCAGACGCAAAGACATGTCTACAGCAAGTAATGTTAAATTCCATATGAAAGATGAAAATGGAAATATACTTATTCAAGACGGTGTCGGCAATGTAAATAACCCAACAAAGGGTATAGTTGCATATGAATGGCAGGCAGGAGATACTGCTAATACAGGAATTCATTCTGCTGAATTTCAAATTGAATACGCAAATGGTCAAGTAGAAACATTTCCAAATACTGGCTACATTAAAGTAATCATTAAAGACGAGTTAGCATAATGGCACAACCGACATCAAAAGAAGAATTTAAAGACTATATCTTAAGAAAAATTGGTGCGCCAGTTATTGAGATTAACGTGTCTGAAGAGCAAGTAGAAGATCGTGTAGATGAAGCAGTCTCTTTTTGGAGAGATTACCACTACAACGGTTCACAAATGGTTTACTTAAAACACCAAATTACTCAGAACGATAAAGATAACGGATACATTGCACTACCACAAAAATTGCTTGGTATATCTAAAGTATTCCCGTTTGATACTTCTATTTCTACTGGTACTGGTATGTTTAATGTTCAATATCAATTTGTTCTGAATAACATGACAGACCTTACAAGTTATAATTTAACTCATTACTATATGACGATGCAACACATTGAGTTTATGCAAGAGATTCTTGTAGGTAAACCAATGATTCGTTATAATAAACACGTAAACAAGTTGTTCATCGATTCAAGTATTGATCACTGGTCTGTAGGAAACTATATTATCATTGAAGCATACGACATTATTGATCCAGATGAATATGCAGATGTGTGGTCAGAAAGATGGTTACAAAACTATGCTGCAGTTCTTGTGAGAGAACAATGGGGTTTAAACTTAACTAAATTTACTAATATGCAATTAGTCGGAGGAGTTTCATTTAACGGAGATCAAATTCTTCAAGAAGCTAGAGCTGAAAGAGAAAAGATGGAAGAAGAAGCCATCAGTAATCTACAGCCTCTAACCTACAACTTTATTGGGTGATAATCAATGGCAACTAATGCTTACTTTAGAAATTACGACAACTTTAACGAGCAAAACTTAATTGACGATCTAGTCATTGAGTCTATTGCTATGTACGGCTTAGACGTAAAATATCTTAGTGGCAGCTTTGCTGAGAACACTGACAGAATCTTTAACGAAAACGACACTCCTCTATACGATGAAATGTATAGCTTTGAAGTATATGTTAAGAATGTCGATGGGTTTGAAGGTGAAGGTGATTTCTTATCTAAGTTTGGTCTACAAATTAGAGATCAGGCTACCTTTACTGTTGCAATACGAACATTCGAGAAATATGTAACACGCACTAAAGGTACTAAGCTTAGACCATTAGAGAATGATATTATCTTCTTGCCGTTAAATCAGAAAATGTATCGCATCACTTATGTAGAACACGAAAGTGTATTCTATCAATCAGGTGCTTTGCAGGTTTATGACATCAAATGTGAGTTAATGGAATACTCTAACGAGAGATTCGATACTGGTAGATATGAGATAGATCATTACTTCGATGATGTCGCTTCTACACAAACTACAGTTACTACACTTGAAGGCGTTGCTAATAACGATTCATATGCACAGAACTTTGACTTTGAAGATGTTGCTGATGATATTTTGGATTTCTCTGAAATAGATCCATTTAGCGAAACAATATCTATACAGGATTCCTAAAACATGGCTATAGCAAATCATTTTTATAACGAGACAACTCGCAAATACGTTGCTTTGTTTGGTACGATTTTTAATCAAATTACTATCAAACGAAAAGATAACGCAGGGCAAGAAATACAATCTATGATTGTACCATTATCTTATGCGCCATTCCAGAAAGTTTTAGCAAGAGTAAATCAAGATCCAGACTTATTAAATAGTAGAAAAACTGCTATACGTTTACCAAGAATGTCTTTTGAGATGTTGAGTGTCACATATGACCCAGCACGCAAAATTGGCTCTACACAAAAAATGGTAAAATCTCAGAAAGCTGAATCAGATAGTTCTCGTGATTTTGTATATTCTGCTGTACCTTATAATATCGATTTTAATCTGTACATCATGACAAAGTATAGTGAAGACTCTACTCAAATCATGGAACAAATTATTCCTTTCTTTACACCAGATTTTACTTGTACTGCAAAGATGGTACCAGATCTAGATCCTATCGATGTTCCTGTTATATTAAACAGCATTAGTACTGAAGAACTTTATGAAGGTAATTTTGAAGAAAGACAAAATACTCTATACACATTAGCGTTTACTCTCAAAGGTTATTACTTCGGTCCTCAGAAACG